GTTGGTTTCACGGGTAGCGCATCACCGAACCGGATCAATAACTTCGGGGACCTCTGTTTAACCCTTTCACGCCGCGTGCCATTGGCTGACCGTTTCTGACGTTTTTTGCCCTTCTTACCCTTTTTAGCTGCTTTACGCTGCCATACCCCATTCACACCATCTATCTCACCGATGAAGGTATTAGACTTGGCTTTGAGTTGAGAGAGTTTATTACGAGGCAGATTGCCGTACTTGTTGAGCTTGATGTCTTTGGGGTTAAGCAGAGCCTTACCATTCAACTTGTGCGCACCACCGAACTCAAACGGTTCGAGATAGCCAGCAGCAATATCACGAACAAAGATTTTGGCACTCAGGTTGTCTCGCCTCGCTCCAGCTGAGCCCACTGAATTTACTGTAAATGGTGTTGGATTCTCAAGCTTGCGCTGAAAGGCAGTTTTCTCTGCTGCTGCAATTTTTCTTGCTACACTGGTCAAGGCTTGAGCCGCTGCAAAAGGTATTTGTTTTTTAAGAGATTGGAGCTGTGCTGATAGTTCTTTAATCCCAGCCATCTAAACCTCATAAATCTAAAATCAACGCTAAAAAATGCAGTAGAAAATTTTTAACCAATTTTCATGATTGTATTATCTTTAACATTTAAACCATAAAAGAGGTATGAGGCATGAGTGACTTGATGTCAGGTTTTAATCCACCAATAAACCGAATCTTAGAACAGCAAGTTCAGCGTTCTGCAAACGCTGATTTCGCTGTATCAGGTAATTTTGCAAATGAATTTCACAAAAGGCTTATAGTCTGGATAAATGATTTTCATGCTTCACTTTCAGATGAATATGAAGTCGGGGGACAACTCGCAAGTTTTGGCAAAAATATCGAATTTCACTTCACTGACATTGGTTATTGGAACCCATCACTTATTTCTTTTATTGGTATATTAGAGGATGGCAGTCCAGTTGAACTCGTTCAGCATGTATCTCAAATTAACGTTCTTCTAATTAGAAAAAAGCGTTTAAAACCAGAGGAACCTAAGAGGCCTATTGGTTTTGCCGCGTGGCCTGAGTATGAAAAGTTCAAGAAAGATGAAGAGGTAGACTAAGAATAATTATTCTAGAAGCTACCTAACACGTAGCTTCTAGAAATTTATTATAAATACTTTTTAGCCAGTTCTTTCAGTTCCTCTTTTGCGGCTTCGCCCAACTGAGCAACACCGCTTTCAACGAAGCTTAGTGCTGCTTCGAAGTCCGCAACGCCTGCTTTCACTTCTTTATCTACTGCCGGGATGATGGTTGTACTGACTGCTGCGCCTGGAGCGGCTACTGGCTCTACTTTGCCTGGGTCTTGATCTAGTAATGCTTCGGACATGGTTACTACCTCTGGTGTTTTTATGTCGGCGGCTTCCGGTTTGAAATAGATGCTTTTAAGCCATGCGAGAAAGCGCTTAATCATTTCAGTCTCGCCTTATGTTTTTGAGCGTCCAAATATTGATCTCAATAACCAAATAACTAGCATTGCTGCAAATACTGTGGGCCAGTTAATAGGTATGACTACAGGCCAACCAGCCGCACTGGCTAATAGATTCCACGCCCATAACATTACCCACGCAAAGCCCAGCGATAGACTTAGACCAAAAACAATAATCCCCATAATTGACATCACTGACTGCCCTACTGTTAATCCTGATTTCAAATATTTCATTTTCTGGTCTCTTCTGCTTTTCGAATGTCTGCCTTATCCCTGTTCGCCTCCCCCAGTGTTTCAAGAAGCTGGGCGTTGAGCGTCAGGCACTGCCCCCACAGGAGCGGGTCAGGAATAATTGGAATGGGATAATCAGCCAGCAGGCTTGCCGGTAGTGGAGTTGATGGAGTCTTTACGTAAACCGTCTGCTTGTCTGCGCAGGCTGTCAGCAGCGTCAACAGGAACAGGCTTAACAGCACAGGCATCATCTTTAACCGCCGCCTGTATAGTGACAATCTGCGTCTCAACATCACTGCGCATCGTCTGTTTTGCATTGATATTGGCCTCTGCAATGGTGTTGAGGATGCCGATAGTAAGCGATTGGTTTTCAGCAACAAACTCAGCCTGATTTTTGGCTTGGTTTGCGTCTGATATATCTGACTGCTGACTGATGGTCTTGCCGTAGTAATGGAAGGCCACCCCGATAATCAGCGCGAACATGCCGAAGATAACCAGAGTGGCTATCACCGCCACCTTGTTAAGCATCAAGCCCCCAGCATGTCAGCTCGCTCTCTTGGTCGCGGCGTACCACCTGACCAAAGCAATTATTGGACCGGACGTTGCAGTCTTTGCCACCGTCGTGAACCCAACTCTTGATCGCAGTGCACGCCCCATGCCAGTCACCAGCGTTCAACTTGCGATAGAACGTGGACGGGAAGCAGTTGCCGGGGCCGATGTTGTACGGGCAGAAGGAAGCAATTCCGGCTATTTGCGGAGGTGTCAGCGGCACGCGGACATTCTTCTTAACCCACGCAATTGCTGCTTCCTGCTCAACCTGGTTCACCTGGCCGCATTTCTGCGCGGTAAGGTGCATGCCTTTTGTAACTGGCTTGCCGTCAACACGCGTGGCGCCGCGGCAGATTGTCCAGATGCCTTTGCCGTCTGCATAGGCCACCAGCCGATTACCTTCTTTTTCGTCAAGAAACTGGCCGAGGATCGCGGAGGCGCTAGCACCAGAGATGATGAGAGCGATAACAGCCTTACTGAGCTTGCTTTTCATTCCCGGTGAAATAGCCATTACTCGTCACCCTTCGCCTTAAAGAAGCCTCGCTTCTCTGGCGGGCGACTGACAATCCCCGCCTCTAATCCCCGTTCGTAAGCCCGCGTTCTGCGCCAGTCAAAGTAAGCGCCAGTGATGTATGTCGCGATACCAATCACGAAGCCGCCAACGATAGCGATCTGGTTCCAATCAAGATGCCGGAGCCAGTCGCTAAAGCTACCTGCGCAGATAAGCCCAGCAGATGTGCAGTAGGACAAACCCGATGCAATTTTTTCTGGAATCATTCTCATAGTCCCGCCCTCCGATGTTCCGGTTAGGTGCGTAGTTATTGGGAAATAAAAAAGGCCCACCGAAGTGAGCCTTAAAATGATTTAATTTTTTTTACAAAACAGAAATTAATTAACTACTCTTATGTTGTAGTACTGATGTTGGCTAAGTTAGCTACCTCACTTCCTGATCACTCGGGTGTGAGGTTTTTTTTCACCAATGAATATTAAAAAGACTGCCTTCTGGCTGCCTTAAAATGCGTTCACTTTCTAACTGCGAAATTTTCATAGTGCAATTAAACCGTGATGATTTCATAACTGATAGCAGAATCAAAAAAGCCCCAACATACAAAATGAAAATGTCGAGGCTAGAAATGGGTGCCGGTCTTTCCCGGCTGTCACTTCACACCGAAGGGCACACTCAGAATCTCTGTGAAGGGACCGATAGTGCGTATCAAATCTAAGTGCACCCTTCTGGTGTGCTTTCCGGTCACTCCGGGTTATCCCTTCTTCGCAGACTGAAAAGCATTATTTGGAGCGGTCAGCGGGAATCGAACCCGCATCATCAGCTTGGAAGGCTGAGGTAATAGCCATTATACGATGACCGCGATATATGGGCCGCCACCGAGGCCTCGAACCTCGCACCTACAACAACAATTGATATCGACTCTATCCGGCTGAGCTAGCGGCGGTTTGGTGGCCCTTGCTGGGCTTGAACCAGCGACCGAGCGATTATGAGTCGCGCGCTCTAACCAACTGAGCTAAAGGGCCTAAGGGGCGAATAAACCATCCCAGCAAAACCAACCATACAACGTACACACCTTAACTTTACATACGGGATTTACCGTATTTAAATATTCACGACAGCGGCACCATTATGTTCGCCCAGCTAGAAACAAATAACCCCGCCGAAGCGAGGTCTTATGTGTTTTCGTGTGGGTCATCTACAGAAATGCCCATGATTTAGAGAAATTACGCCAAGTTCGGACAAAATGCAACACTTATATTCGAATTGGCTAATAAGATCCCCGATCACACTATCTTCTGGTGATTCTCTGGAACACTGCGTCAGCGTGGTTCTCTTCCCTCTCGCATTTGACCACCAGCAGCTCATAGAGTGATCTCCAGTTACGATTCCATGTTCTCTCATGCAGCTCTGGCAACAGCGCCACGATGGCTTTGTAGGCAGTTGTGCCCGGCGTCCGTTTGAATCCTCTCCCCGTGCAGCGCTCACAGGTTTTATCTACTGGCACGCCGAGACGATTCGATTTAACCAGGTCACGAACTCGGCCGGTACCATTGCAGCGGCAGCGTTGCGAAACCAATCGTTTACCGTTGCAGGTCAGACACAACTCTTTGACTGTCTGGGTTTCTGTAACCTCGGGGATCTTCACTTCTCCATCAGCACCAATGTAACCGGCATATTTCACAACCTCGCGTTCCACTGTGTTGAAACCTGCTCCGTTGCAATCTGTGCAGGTGCTGCTGCTTCCCGCTGACTGGCAATATTCCGCATAGGCCATCTTGGCGAGAACAATCATACACTGCGCCATCCGGCGGCCAGCGACTTTACCAACATGCTTGCCTGCCTTCTGCATTGCGTATGCAG